GGTGGTCCGTGGTTTGAGGGATATGAAAATGTACAATACGCTAACAAATGGTTAGCTGCTCAACAGAGGTTAAAAGAACAAAATGACTCACCAATCGCTAGAGAGTTCCATCAGAAGTATAATGGCGAAGCAGGGCGCTCAGCCGCAACAAGAGCTGGATGAGAGCGTAGAACATTCCACTGTAGAAGAAGCCGTTGACCCATCAGATACCGGTGGCGCTGAAGAGACTGATATGGCTACTAGGCAAATTAAAGCCATGCGTCATTACCTTGATGGCATTGAAGAGCGAGTCAAGCAGCAAGGTGACATGGAAGAGTGGTTCCAAAACAAACTTACCAAAGCCAACGATTATCTCAAGTCACTGTACGCATACGGTAAAGGTGATAAAGACGACGAAAAAGAAGTTGAAGAATCTTATCAAGTAGATGAATCTGTTGATGAAGCAACATACGGTGATACTGGTTGGAAGAAGCGTGAAGGTCCTCGCAAGGACAAGTTTGGTAATGTCATTAAGCCAAAAAATGTAGCCAAGCATCTCGCTAAGCAGGGTGCAACTAAAGCTGCAACTCAAAAGGAAGAGCAGGTTGATGAACTGTCCAGAAAGACCCTTGGCAGTTATGTTAGCAAGGCATCTGATGCAAGAGGTCATCGAAAACTCTCTACAGCCAAACTGGATAAGAGATATAGTGGTGTTGCCAGAGCTTCTCAGAAACTAGATAAGAAGCAGTTCGAAGAAGTCGAACTTGATGAAAAGACACTGACTCCAGCCGAGAAAAAGAAGCGTGAAGAGATTGCGCAAGCTATTTCTCGTGATGATCCTAAAATGCCAATGGACAAAAAAATGGCTATTGCCACTGCTCAGGCTAAGAAAGTAGCTGAGTCTGTATCAGATCGTACTAAAGAGCTGATCGAACGAGCCATAAATAGAAAAACATAAATACAGAAAAACCTTGGAGATATACCGTGGACCCTTTAACTCATAAGCGACTAGGCATCTCAGATAGCCTCCTTGACGCCGTAAACAGTGTCATGGAAAAGAAGAAGATGGATCCAGTCGGTAAAGCTGACGCTGACATCGATAATGATGGTGATGTCGATAAATCAGACAAGTACCTTCATAACCGCCGTAAAACTATTAAAAAGTCTATGAAGAAAGATGGTGACAGGTCTAAGCAAGATAGTGTTGATATAGAGCCTAAGCTCGATGATAAGGTTGAAGAGTCTGTAAATCTTGATGAAGAAAGTATTGTAATCCATTACAAGAGTCCAAAAGACGGTAAAATGCACAAGATGCACGTATTTACAGCTCAAGACGCTGCTCGTGCAGAAAAACAACTACGTCAATCAGGCATGCAGATCATCAAGAAAGAGATGGGTGAAGACGAGGCTGACGGTGTTGCTGATCAGGCTGTCGATAAGCACAACTGTGCTACTCACGTATACCACGAGCAGTGGGGTGAGGGTCAAACTGTCCGAACGATGCATGCCGAGCCAGACGAGCACGGTTTTGTTGAGTGGTACGATGTAATGTTTGATCACGGAATTGAGAAAGGAGTACCTGTTGCAGAGATGAAGGTCACTCTTGAAATGTCTCACGGAAATCACAAAAAGAAGAAATAGGAGAATCCAAATGTCTGCATGGGGAGATAAGGACGATATCGCGTCTCCAGGAACAGTTACCGTAACTAACGGGACAACTGTAACGGGCACTGCGTCAGTCTTTGCTAACAACTATACGGTTGGTGATGTTATCGCAATTACAGATAGTGGCACAGCTACTATTCTTACTATTGCTAACTCAACTGTTTGTACCGTAACACCTGCCATTACTAATGTATCTGGCAAGGCGTTTACTGTAAGCGAAAAGCCAATTTCACCTGTTGTAAGTGATGGTACGGTTGATCCAGACAAAGTGTTTGGTGTATCTGTAGCTGAGCAAGGCGTTGCAACTGCTAATACCCACCACGCTGGTTGGGTTAAGATTGGCGATCGTTACACTGATTCAAATGGCAACGTTCGCCAGAAGACTGAAGTATTAGTTGCTATGTCTACCATCGCTGGCGATGCGGATGATGACGTACAGCTTCCTGACGCGTAAGGAGCTAACTAATGGCTGATCAGAAAGTAACTGAATTAGCTAATCTTACTACCGCGGCTTCCGAGGATGTATTCTACGTTGTAGATGATCCTTCGGGAACCCCGGTTAGTAAGAAAATTACTGCTAAGAATCTATTTGGTGCTGTACCAGCTAACACTACGTTCACTCACTTTGCTACATTTAATAACAAGGTGACTGCAGCTAATGGTGTAATTACGCTGGCAGTAGCCACAACTCCATCAAGTAACAACGCAACAACTGATCTTGGTGATGGCATGCAAGGTAGTATCTTCTGGGATAGTGACTACCTGTACGTTGCAGTATCCAATACACAAATCAAGAGAGTAGCTTTATCCGTTTTCTAAAATAAGATTTTATAATGCAATTGAATGATAATAACTTCTCTCTATTTGCTGCGAAGTACTATGATAACCCAAACTGCACTGACATGCTTGAGTTTCACGATGATCTCAATCGTATCAAGTATGTCAAGCGTTTGCTCAAATCATATAGTGAATCAGGTGAACTAAAAGAACGTCTAATACTGAATCACTTGATCACTTTATTTAACGTGTTCGAACCTCAAGCCTGTACAAAGATGTTAGTCTATAAACTACCCGATCATGTTGTAGTGCTCAAATCCTTTCTTTCCTACCTCAATGTTTGGCCATCAGTATTAGATAATATGGGTCCTGATAGTGTAACCATAAATACAAATGAGATTCCAACAGACTCGTACGCAGATACGATACTATCTAACCTATGAGCCAAGCTGTCGACCTATACGTTCTTTACCGATTCATTAAGGCCATTGCGACTCCTTTTAATGAGACGCAGGCCTTTGAGCTCGGTATTGTCGATGAAAAAGGTAAGCTGCTTAAGAAGCCAGGTACTCCTGAAGAAAAGAAGGCATACGATCATTTTACACGATTTACTTTTAACATTAAACGAATCCTCGCTCGAGTCGGTCTAGATCGCAAATACTCAACATTCGCTGGAGCTCTACTTCTGATGAAGGAAGGAGCAGAAGGCGTGCGGATGACTGATTGTGAGATTGAACAAGCTCTTACCGAAAACTACAACTATCTTCTTGAAAACAGCGACAAGTCTTATAACCTCTTACAAGATGATATGGCAGCTAACGTAACTGGAGCTGGAGTGGTTGGTACAGGTGACAACCAAGTGCATTGGGGTAAACCAAAAGGACGTAAACCAGTACTTGGTAGAGGTATTAACGGAATTACCTATCTTCGAAGACGTAATAAAAAGAAAAAAGAAAAGCTCTTAAAGAATAAAGGTGAAATGTAATGGCAAGCATTCACGTTCTTAAAAACACTCTACACGAGACGGTACTTAAAGTTTACGGTACAAGTAATAGTGGAGATACAATCGATATTGCCTTGGATGGACCTAAGATAGCTAATAGTGGTCAACAGTTCATTGGAACACAATCCCAAGTACATATTAAAGAATTGTATTGGGGTGCTAAGAAGGATAAGCAAATTGATTTTTCCAGGATAGACGATCCAGTAGCTAATACGGTTCATGGCCATTACTATCTAATAAACGGTGGGCATTATGTTTTTGTTGGTTTCACTGACAACGTGTATGCCAACTCAAATATTCGGATCACTAGTGATGGACCTTTTCACGTTATCCTTAAACTTCATAAAAATGGATATGTTAACATCTAATGCGTAGAGGCAAACAACACACAATTACCGAATACATAGATATTCGTATTAGTCAGCTTGCTCAAGACATGGACAAAGCTAAAGATGATTACGATAAGCAATGGTACAACCGTATCATTCAAGAGCTAAGTTGGGCAAAGGCTCAGGATCACGACTGTTACATGCACGAGCTGGGTAACTGGAAAAATAAGTACGGCAGTGCAAAGCAATAACAAAGGAATTACGAATGGACCGCAACGCAGTATTTGAACAGCTTAAAATCGACGAAGGAGTCGTCAATGAAATTTATCTGGACCATCTTGGGTACGCAACCTTCGGAGTGGGACATCTCGTGCTTGAGTCAGATCCAGAGCATGGAGCCGACGTCGGAACCCCAGTTAGTAAAGAGCGTGTCCGAGAGTGTTTTGAGCGTGATCTTGATCTGGCAATAAGCGAATGTGTTGCTCTGTATGGACCTGATGTGTGGGAAGGGTATCCAGGTGAAGTTCAAGAAATCCTCGCTAACATGATGTTTAACATGGGACGTACTCGTCTGTCTAAGTTTAAGAATTTTAATGCTGCTTTGGAGCAAGGAGATTGGGCCGAAGCTGCTGTTGAAGGACGCGATAGTTTGTGGTATCGTCAGGTAACTAATCGTGCCGAAAGATTGATGGAGCGAATGGAGAACGTATAATGCCTATTTTGATTATATTATTGTTGTTTGGATCTTTAGCTGGTGGCGGTTTCTTTTACTATCAAGATACGCAAAAGACTATTGCTACGCTTCGGGATAACAATGCTAAACTTGAAATGGTAGCGGAGACCAACCTAGCTACAATTACCCAGATGCAGGTTGATGCGGAAGCATCTAAAATAAGAATGGAAGAGCTTAGTGTTCGTGCTAGAGAAGCTGAGCAGTATCAAGACGATCTTATAAGTAAATTACGAAGACATAACTTGACCGCGTTAGCTTTACAAAAACCCGGAATGATTGAGACTCGAGTTAATAATGCCGTTGAGAAACTTGCCAGAGAATTTGAGGAGTATACCAGTGACAAACCTGCTGAAGTCGTTAGCGCTAATCCTGATAGCGAGTAGTCTCGCTGCATGCAGCTCTGTTGAACCACGTATCGTAGTTAAGACAGATTATGTGGAAAAGGAGATTCCCGTACAGCCACATCCAAAAGGTGTGACTGTTTACCCTACATACTTCTATACAGTTAATGAAGAGAATCTGGAAGAATTTTTAGAGAGATTCGAGAAAGAGAATGGCGATGTTGTATTTTTTGCCATTAGTGTTCCTCATTATGAAAATCTATCGTTAACCATGGCTGACCTAAAAAGATACATAGGTCAACAAAAAAGTTTAATCTTGTATTATGAGGAAAGTATTGCCAAACAACAGCTCCCCGAAGATAAGGAAGAGGTTGTGCAAGAGGGTACTTTAACAAAGTGGAAAGATGCCCTTACTCCAGGAGACTAAGTTGTGGCTGACACTCAGGTAAAGAGACTAGATCGTATTGAGGAAAAGATTGATAAATTATCCGATGCAATGATTTCCTTAGCGCGCGCAGAAGAAAAGTTGATTGCTATTGAAAAGAACAACCTCGCTAACTTTGATCGAATGAATCGATTCTCACTAAAGTTAGATGTAATTGAAGATAAAGTTAACGAAAACGCACATACGGTTAACATTATTACAAAACTTTTTTGGATTGCTATAGCCTCATCATTAGCTGCTATGGCAACCCATTTTTTTATGTAACTAGAGGATAGTGTAATGGACCCTTTGTTTTATGTAGTAGGTGGTTTGGTAATTATTGCTGGTGCTTGGTGGCTTGCGCAACGCATAGTCGAGCACTGGTATGGTACTGGACTTGATAAGGAACTTCAAGATGTTGCTGACAAGGTTGAAGAAGTAGTAGAAAACGTTGTAGAAGACATCCAAGAAGAGATCGAAGAAGCTAAGCAGAAAGTCAAAGATAAGCTCGATGACATTCCTACTAAGGAAGAGTTAAAGAAGCTGACCAAAGCTAAGCTAGAAGAACTTGGTCGTGAACTTGGTATTGAACTGGATAAGCGCAAGACCAAGGACAATATGATCAAAGAGCTTAACGACAAGCTGGGTAAGTGATGTTTAAGCGACTTTGGAACTGGATTAAGTCCTTTTGGACTGAGTATTACCAGGTCACTATTTGGTTTGAAGGAGCTACGGTTGTAAATCCAGATGGCTCCAAAACAACCTCACGTGATCCAAAGACGTTTGAATGTAAAAAGATTGTTAAGCTAACCGACACCCATATTAAACTGATCGAGAAAGACGGTAGTCACATTGAAGTGAAAACTGTTGGTCCGGTTGGCTACGACGTCAAGAAACCCAAGAATCCTCCTGTAGACTAGTTGACATTTCACTTGTTATCCAGTATGCTATGCGGTGTTGCCGCTATTAACTGGACATATAATGAGTGAATGGATTGATCGTAAGTACGCGGGCATCATTTCTAATCGTCTTGACCGATACTCTGTAAAGAGCAACCAGCCGTATACAGCTAACTTCCGTTGCCCCATCTGCGGTGACAGTCAGAAGAACAAGTGGAAAGCACGAGGATACTTCTTTACCAAGAAAGGAGGTATTTTCTACAAGTGTCATAACTGCTCGTTCAGCTCCAATCTCAACGGCTTCCTCAAGAACGTAGATCCAACTCTACACAAGCAGTATGTGTTTGAGACCTTTGCTGAAGGTAAGCAATCTAACACTAGCAACATCTTGCCGTTTAAGTTCGAACAGCCAAAGTTTAAGAGCAGTACCATTCTCGATGAGCTGTTTGTTCCAGTCAAAGGATCTCCTGGCGAACAGTATTTGATTGATAGACAAATACCATCAGACGCATGGGATCAACTATACTTTGTCGATGATAGTCAGAAGCTCGAGCAACTGAGTGAGAAGTATGAGGGTAGGGTGCTTGGATCCGATCCTAGAATCGTCATTCCTTTTTATGATAACGACGATAACCTAATCGCTGTTAATTGCAGAGCAGTCAACGATAGCAACCTTAGGTACATTACTGTACGTATTGATGAGAACCAACCTCTGATATACAACCTCAATAACATCGATCGTTCCCGTACAGTATATGTTACTGAGGGTCCATTTGACAGTATGTTCTTGGATAACAGTGTAGCTGTAGGGAGCAGTGATCTAAATGCTGTATCGAAGGTTTTAGACCGTGATAACGTCGTGCTTGTATTTGACAACCAACCCCGTAATCAACAGCTGGTCGACATCATGGTTGATGCTGCAGCTAAGCAATACAAAATAGTTGTGTGGCCGAGTTCAATATTACAAAAAGATATTAATGAAATGGCAATTAAAGGTGTAGACAACGTTCAACAGATTATAGATAATAATACCCTCCACGGTCTTGCTCTGACCGTTAGAATCAATCAGTGGAAAAAAGTTTAATGAGATACATGGTAGATATTGATGGTACGATTTGTGAACAAACTGATGTGAGGGAAATGAATAGTGAATTCCCTGACTATTCTAAAAGCAAACCATACGTGGACAGAATCAAAAAGATTAACCGCCTGTATGATGAAGGTCATGAGATCCATTACTGGACAGCTAGAGGTACAGTATCAGGAATAGACTGGTATGATCGTACTAAGCAGCAATTGCATCAGTGGGGAGCAAAGTATCACGAATTTAATGTGGGCAAGCCTCATTATGATATTTGGGTAGATGATAAAGCGAGAGAGATAAACAATTTCTTTCAGGAAAGTTAACAATGTATTCAGATAAGGTACTAGACCATTATGAGAATCCTAGAAACGTTGGTAAGTTCGCCGATGACGAAGAAAGTGTCGGAACAGGCATGGTCGGCGCTCCTGCATGCGGAGACGTCATGCGGTTTCAAATCAAGGTATCGTCCGACGGAATTATTGAAGACGCTCGATTCAAAACTTACGGATGCGGCAGTGCTATTGCTTCTTCATCATTACTCACAGAGTGGGTTAGAGGAAAGTCCCTTGACGAAGCAGGAGAAATCAGTAATCGACAAATTGCTGAAGAACTATCACTCCCGCCTGTAAAGATTCATTGCTCTGTACTTGCAGAGGATGCAATTAAAGCCGCAATCAAGGATTACAAAGACAAACATGAATTTATTCGATCCGAAAACTCAGAACCCAATAACTGTGACGGAGCAAGCCGCTAACTGGATAGGTAACCAATTACAGACCAGAGGTAAAGGTTTAGGAATCAGGCTTGGAGTAAAGCCTGGTGGTTGTACAGGATGGGAATATATTATAGAATATGTCGATCACCAGTTGATCGAAGACCGTGTTATAAATGATAATGGTATCACATTGTTCATTGATCCAAAGAGCATGGTAATGCTTAATGGGTCCCAACTTATTTTTAAAGAAGAAGGTATTAACTGTGGGATTGAAATAATGAATCCTAACAGTACAGCTACCTGTGGATGCGGCGAGAGTTTTAGTGTATGACTGATATCTACGTTACCAAGCGAGATGGCTCGCGTGAAGTACTTGACCTTGAAAAATTCCACAAAGTTGTTATGTGGGCATGTGAAGACATTAAAGGAGTATCTCCATCCGAGATTGAACTCAAGTCTCATGTCCAATTCTATAACAATATTAAGTCTGCTGATATTCAAGAGACTTTAATCAAGGCAGCAGCTGACCTAATCAGTGAAGAAACTCCCAACTACCAATACGTTGCCGGCAGGCTGATTAACTATCACCTGCGCAAGCAAGTGTACGACAACTATCGACCTGATCATCTTTACAATCACGTGAAAAGAATTGTTGAGCTTGGATTCTATACAAGCGAATTGCTTGAGTGGTACACACACGAAGAGTTTGGCCACATGCAGTCGTTTATTGATCATAGTCGTGATGAGTTTCTTACGTACGCTGCTATGGAACAATTCCGTGGCAAGTACCTGGTACAGAACCTGCC